CGAAGTTGTTGCCGCTGAACCGGATGATCCGCGACTCGCGGGCGTTCGCGTTCGGATGGAAGAGGCCGAAGCCGAGCTGCCCGTACCAGGCACAGCCCAAGCTGCGGCCGTAGTCGTCCGCGATCTTCATGCGGAGTTCGGGCGTCTGCGCTTCTGCGAACGCGACCGACTCGTCCCCGAAGACCAGTCCCTGGCCGATGTTGACGCCGCCCGAGGTGACAACCTGCAGGACGGTGTCGTGGTTCGTCTCGACGACGCGGATGTTGTCGACCACCCCGATCTCGCCCCGCTGGAGCTTCTCGGGATGCCCGAGCACGTAGTATTCCTTGAAGAGGGGGTCCGTGCGGATCGACCGGGTCGACGCCCAGTTGAAAATCCCGATGTAGGCGTCGCCATTCCCGAAGTAGGGCGCTTTCAGCGTGCCGTAGAGGTCGTCGCGGGCGAGTTGGAGGTGGGTGACCCCGACGGCGGCAGAGGCCGCGACGCTAGGACTGGCTGGGGTCCCGGTATCGCGCGTGACTGTCCCTGCCGACGTCGGGGTGTACGAGATCGACGCGCTCTTGAACGCCGCTCCCGCACTGCGGTCGAGTGTGAGCCGCATATTCTCGCGGAGACGTTTCTTGACGAACGCCGGCAGGTCGTACTTGGCCCAGTCGTCCCAGATATTGGTCCAGGTGACGGCCTTGCCGAACTCCTTGATCAGGAAGGACGCGGCGGAGAGCGGCGTCGGCAGCTCGGGGATCCGGATGTTCTCATTCAGTGAGCCGTCGTCGACCTCGTTCGGGCCGGTCATCGTGAAGAGGTTGACCGTATCCCCGCGCTTCTTTCCGGATCCTTCGACCGGCTCGACCCACAGAATCACTTCCGCCTTCTCGAAACTGGCCTCATAGAGCTGTTCCGAGAGGAAGTTGTTCCGGTATGGCCCAGTCGGAGTATCTGCCGTCCACGCCTGCATGCGAGAATCCCCTTTGCCGTCCTACCTATGCCCGCGTTCCCATGATCGCGGCCTGCCGTTTGCGGATGATCTGCCCCATCATGCCGAGCTCGCCATTCGGCGGGATCCCGCCCTGCGGCTCCGGCGCTGCGACTGGCGCGGCCGCTCGAGGCGCCCGATTCGCAGATCGCAGCACTCGAGGCGGCCGTGGCGCGACGCCCGTCTGCGTCTGGGCGGCGCCGAGCTGCCATTGCTCGCCCGAACGGACCCGATTGATCTCTTCCTCTGCCCGCGCGCCGATCCGGTCGAGCGCCAACTCGAGCGGCAGATGCTTTAGCTTGTCGTAGTCCTGATTGTAGACAGCCTGCACGATCAGCGTGTTTTCGGTCAGCCCGCGGCGCTCGAGCATCTCTTTCATCGCCGCATCGTGGCGCTGGGACGCGGCCTGCGCGGCATCGCGTCGGGCCAGTTCCTGCTGGAACGCCTGCACGGCGCCCTGCACCATCTGCGCGGAATCTGCACGGACGCCGCCCAGCTGCGTCTGGAGGGACTGCGCGAGCCCGTCCGTCCATGCCTGTTTGTTCTGGAAGAGGACGTCTGGATCGGGAATCTCGAAGCCCTGCTGGGGAATCGGCTGGGACTGTCCCTGCCACGGCTGGCCGACGTTCTGGAGCGTCTGCCGCTGCAGGTTCTCGAGTGCGGCGCCGTATTGCGCGGCCAGCGACTCAAAGGCGTCGCGCACCGCCTGTGCGGACTGGCGATCGAGTTCGAGTGTCTGATCGCCCAGTCTGACCTGCTCGAATTCGGGCTCAGGATCGGGTTTCAGATGCAGTTGTTCGCTCATGTCGCCTCTCTCAGCCGCGCCGAGGCGGCATGCCCCTGATCAATCATGCCCTGCTGGACCGAAATCAGCCGGCGAAAGGCCGCGATCTCATGGCAGAGCCCGACTGCCTTGTCGGGTGTCAGGTTGCCGTGATTCACGGCCTGTGTGACGCGTTTAATGCACTGCTCGACGCAGCCGTCGACGAGCATCTTCATGGCGTCGAGAATCAGCGTCGCCGTCTGGCCCCGGGCGACGTATTCGGCCAGTTTGGGGTCGAATTCGGCGCTCATTGCTCGACGAGCGTCACTTCCTTCTGATCGAGCAGCACATCGACGTTGATCCGACCCGTGTCGCGCATCTCGTCGATCTCGCGCGCAAGCCGGACTTGCTGCCGGAGCGCGCCATAGAGGCAATCCATGGCCTTCTGGAAGTGCTCCGGGCACCCTTTCCAGCGGCCGTCTTTGTTGCGCGGGTAGAACGCCTCGAGCGTGCCGCAGATCTTGATGGCTTCGGGCTCGAGCGGGGCGGTATCCTCACGCATCGTGCCCTGGATGTCCCAGATCGGGTTTCCCCGGAGTCGACGTGCGGTGATCGCGACCTGATGGTGAAATCTCACCAATGTATCCCGCAAAAGCGCTTCCCAGCCGTGCGCTGAGGGTAGATTGTCCGTGTGGTACTCGAGCCACTGGAGCCACTGGCGCGCTTTCGGCAGGCTCGCCTGGTTCAGGACGAGCGCATCGAGGTATTCCGGACTCGGCACTCACTTTCCGCCTTCGTTGTTCGAGCCGTAGGGGAAGATCCATGGTTTGTTCCGCCAGTGCGCCTTGTAGGCGACCGCGGAATCTCCGACACCCTGCCAGACCTGGTTGCCAGGATAGTCTGGGGACTCAGCGGCTGACGTCGGGGTCGATTCGTAGCCCTTGATCCAGTCCGCGCCGATGTCTTCGGGCGTATTCGGCAGCGGCTCGCCCTTCTCGTCGTCCATCCCGGGCGGCACGCCGCCCCACTGCGGGCCTTTTGCCATCACATGTATCCTTGAGATGCCATCATGGAACTGGCCGGCATCCAGTTCGGTTGGCCTGTCGACTTGCTGATGCCGGTGGCTTCCATCACTCCATTCGGGCCATTCATGAAGCTGGCGCCGCTTCCGCCGTAGGCCGCATTGCCGCCGTAGATGCCGCCGCCCTGACCGCCCATTGGGGATTGCTGGTAGGTGCCACCGCTCCGAGTCGTTCCTGGGGGCAATTGCTGCGCGTAGCCGCCGCTATTGTAGGTCGTCGGAGAGGGCGAGAAGTTGCCGCCCATGCCGCCGCCGCTGCCCATCTGGCCAGCAAGCCCGGCGCCATAGTTTCCGATCGGGCCGCCCATCGACTGCTGCGAGAACGGCGTGTAGCCCATCGGGCCGTTCAGTCCCTGCCGCGACCAAGATCCGCCTTGTGGCGCACCGCCGCCGTAGCCCATGCCGCCCCAGGTATTCTGGTACATCGGCTGCGAGCCCATCGGCTGCCAGCCCCCGCCGCCGGCGCCACTCATCGCGGCGAGTCCCGCCTGCTGGGCGGCGCTATCGCCCGTGTAGCCCTGCTGCATCCGCGAGTTGATCACGCTCTGCATGCCCGGATTGACGCTCGCCATGAGCGGATGCTGCGGCGGGAGTTGCGGCTGGAGCGGCTGCTGCATCGGCGGCCCACCGACGCCGGGACGGCCGTACATGTTGCCGCCCGCGTAGCCGCCCGCCATCGGGGGCCGCGGCGGCCGCTGGTTCTGGCCCGTGCCCATGAAATTCTGGATCCGGGTCATCTGCGGGCCCATCGGCGCCACGCGATTCCCGATCCGCTGCTGCACGCCGGGATGCGCCGCGAGCCACTGGCCGCTCTGGCCGCCCTGTGCGGCCTGCTGAAAGCTGCCGCGCTGGCGGGCGTTCAGGCCAAGGCCGAGCCCGAGTCTCGGGGCAGTCGGCCGAGACCCGGGCGGGGGCTGGCCTCGAGGAGGCTGTGGCAGTCTGCGAGCCAATTCGCAGGCTACCTATGCCCGCGTCCTAGAGCTGGCTGCCTCGCTCGCCCATCGGATTCGGCGGCATCATCTGCCCATTCGCCTGTCCAAGCTGCGGATTGGCTTGCGGATTGACGCCACCCGGACCCGCTGCGGGCCCTTGTGCCGGCCCTCCTTGGGGATTGCCCGCTTGTCCCTGCATCAGCATCGGATCCATCTGCTGCTCGTCGGGATCGGGGGCCAATTGCTCGGGATCGATCCCCTTCGAGCGCAGCACCATCTTGAAGAACTTGATCGGGCTGATCTCCTGCTGGACGATCTGTCCGAGGGCCGGGTTCTGCATCGCCATCTGCTGGAGCATCATGACGGTCTGGATGTCTTTCGACGACTGGAGCTGGTACTTGTAGCCCTGCGCCTTGAAGGATGTTCCGCTCGCGAAGGCGACGAAGCGTTCCTCAGGCGTCAAGAGCCCGAGCGTCTGCGCGTGGGTCGGATCGGCGAGCGCGGCGCCGACCCGCTGCACCATGGCGTCATCCGCGAACTGCCAGAGCGTCAGCCAGCAGAGTTCGAGGAGCGGCTCGATCGCCGTATCCTCGAACCGCAGCGCCATGTTCGAGAAGAGGTCGTCGGAGGACTGATCGATCGTGTTGATCTCGGTCGCCGACGTTTTTCGGGCCGAGAGCTTGCCCAACTGGAGGTCATTGATCCGAAATGCTTCCTGACGGGTGCGGGAGATGCGGTCGTAGACCTCGAGCATGTCGGGGCTGAGCGTGCCGGTATCGACCTTCGTCACGACGGGCTCGTTGTCGCTGCCTTCCATGACTTCGAGTTCGGAGCCGGCAACGAGCCCTTTCGCGACCACCCCCCGATCCACCAGCTTATAGGACCTCACCTCCTTCACACCGAGACTTGCATGGAAGCCCGCATCGACGACGAGGTTGAAGAGTTCGCATTCCGCTTCGATCAGCGGCACCGCGATGTCGAGGAAGGCATGATGCTGCTCGGACGTCGGCGTCGGCAGCAGCGGGACGTGGATGAACGGCCGCATCCCGTGCCAGAAGATGTCGGTGATCCGCTCGAGGGGCTTCACGACCGTCGTATTCGCGGCCGTCGTGAAGGTGATGCCGCGCGCGAGCAGGCCGCCCGTCTGCGGATGGATGAGATCGCCCCAGTATTCGCGCAGGAGCACGGTGTGCTGGGGCGACGGCATCGAGTGCGCGAGGCCAGATCGCCGCCGTTGCTGCTCCAGCTTCTCGGTCCCTGGCGTCGCGTGGCGCATCTGGTCGATCTGCTCGGGCGTGAAGCCCATATCGGGCAGATTCGCGATCGGGACCGCCATCTCGTGGATCATGTACTGCTTCGCCGCGCTCGGATCGGGGTAGAAATCCTCGAAGGGCACGATGTCGAGGTCGAGACGGGCCGATCCCTTCGACCCGATGGCCATCTGGCCCATCTGCATCGTGTAGGTGGGCACGTAATCGGTCTCGGAGGTCACTTTCCAGGTCACTTCCGACTCGATGAGCCCGATTTTGAGGCTGTCGTAGACGAGTCGGTGCATGCCATAGGTCGTCGGCATGCAGCCGGAGTTCACGCCGAGCCGTTCCAGCTCGATTTTGAGGATCCGGGCCGCTTCGTCGGCTGAAAGCGCCGGGAGCGGGGGCTTGTCGCCCTCGTAACTAGCTTCAAACCAGTTCTCGAAGCCCACTAACTGCTCCGTCAGCTCTGCGCAGACCTGCTCGAGGCTCGTTTCGAGCGACGGGATCACGATTTGCGACTGTCCGGGACGCTTTTTCCCGAGAAAATCGAATTTCCCATGCAGCGCATCCCAATTCC